ATTAGCAACCCTGAAGATGGCGAGATCCCTGAAGATCCTGCCCTCCTCTTTGCACTAACTTCTGCTCTATCAGCACGTGCAAACAAAGAAAATGTAGGTGCAATTCTTACCTATGTAAACCGCCTTATCAACAAAGAATTTGCTGTGTTCTGTGTCAAAGACATGGGCTCACGTTTTCCAGAACTACGTAAAGAAAAAGCTCTACGTGAATGGATTATGAAAGAAGGCAAAGAACTACTATTTTAATTTTAAATCAAAAGGAGAGTACCAATGGGTGCAGTTGTAATTGAACACGAATTTAATGGTAAGCCAAGCGAAGACGACATGTACGAATATATTGAAGGCATTGCTCAAGAAGATTTAGAACTCCTTCGTGAAGGTGAAATTGAGTACTGGATGAATGAAGTATTGCCTGAAGAAAACCCAGGAGTGCATGAAGATGACCTCTATGAGATGGCATGTGATCGTGTCGCTATGACCGACGACTATCTCATTTATCCAGGAAACTGGGCTGCTTACTCTGGAGGTTGTCACTTAATAAATGAAGATGCTGCCAATGATCCAGAGAAGGCTTTCTGGGCTTTAGCAGATAACGAACCTCTTCCCTCTTTTGAGAATACTAGTAAGTGGGATGACAACGTGTTTTACTACTATGATAAAGTAACAGACCAAACTATAATCAGAGCGCTTGTAGCTTGCTAAGAGGATAACATGGATATTGAAACTAAATTAGCTCGTGCCAAATCAAAGCTAATCCTAAAATACCCTTTCTTCGGTTCTATGGCACTAGGACTTAAGATGGAAATCACAGATAAAGTACCTACTGCGGCTACCGATGGTCGTCGTATTATGTACAATCCTGATTTCGTAAACAGCCTAACAGATGAAAAGCTTACTGGTCTTATTGCTCACGAGGCTATGCACGTAGTATGGAAACATCACCTACGTATGCAAGACCGTGACTGTAAGAAGTGGAACTTTGCTTGTGACTTTGCAATCAATGAAACACTAATCGAAGAGGGCTTTGAACTACCTGAAGAAGGCTTGTTTAACAAAGACTATCGCAACATGAACGCCGAAGCTATCTATGATCGTCTTGAAGAAGACTATCCAGAAGATGAAGACGGTAACCAACCTTGGGATAGTGAAGACGAGCACGTTATAGCTCCTACAGATGAAAACGGAAACCCGCTTGATGAGTCTCAAATGAAAGAGGCTGGTCTTGATGTTGATCGTATGATTACTGTAGCTGCTGAAACTGCTAAGGCTGTAGGTAAAATGCCTAATAGCTTGAAAGACTTTCTTAACGAACTCAAGGAAGCAAAAGTAGACTGGCGCGAAATACTGCGTACGTCTATTCAAGGTGAAAATCCAGAGGACTACACCTTCCGTAAACCAAATCGCCGACAACTACCGAATGGTATTTACATGCCATCTATTTATAAACAATCGGTAGGTAAGGTGATTATCGGCTTAGACACATCTGGCTCCGTGTCTATGGAAGAACTAAATGCCTTTCTCTCAGAAATATGCGCTATCCAACAGGAGTGCGATCCTGAAGAAATTGTAATCGTAAACATCGATTCTGATATTTCTAAAGTTGATCGCTTCCTGAAAGGGGAGCCGATCGATGAGTATGAAGTAGAAGGCAGAGGTGGTACTAACATGAAACCTTTCTTTGACTGGGTTGAAGAGAATGAAGCAGATGACTTACATCTTGCTATTCTTTTCTCAGACTTTGAATTTATGTGGCATGACTTAGACGAACCTATGTATGATGTATTACACGTATCAACCGGCTCCCGCGAACATGCATGGGGCAAACTAGTGAAGATTATGTAATGAGTTATAAAGAAACACTTCTTAACACACAAAAAGGTCTTGGCGCTGAAATACTCGGCAGGATCCATAACGCTTTTGACCCTTCGGCTGTAATAGCCGGAGGTGCTCCCCGCGACTGGGAATTAGGTCGCCTTGCTAATGATCTTGATATTTACATTAGCTCTCACACAATGCATAAGTTTTCAGATGCATCTATTCGTAAGGAAATCTTTCCACACGAAGAGTTTCGTGGCATGAATGATTGGGATTATACTTCAAGTGAAATTACTGATGTATTCCAAGGCTGGATTGAAGGCCAATGTGTACAGTTTATCTTTGTATCATGCGAACCTAAAGACATTATACACTACTTCGATGCTACCATTTCTCAAATTTATTATGATGGTAAGAATACAGTAAAGTCTGCTCTTAAGGAATCCCTTGATAATAAAAAGGTAATGCTTATGCATAAAGGAGGTAATCGAGATTACTGCACAAAACTATTTAAGCGCTTCCCTACATGGGATTGTTGCTTCCCTGAAAAGTATGAAATTGAACATGGTGAAGAGATTGAACGTGTTTACATAGACTACTTTATTGCAGGATCAGACATACCAAATACACCACAAGAGGTTTGGCATTGGAAAAAAGGTCAAATCGGTGAACGTCTTGCTGAAGGCGTTGACTCAAAAGGCGCTTACGACTTTGTACGTGGGCTAGTCATGCTTGACAAAGGTATTGACATTAGTAAAAATTTAACCTTAACACAGGAGCAGTTCTAATGGGACACTACAATGAACTTCAAACTCTACTAAAACAACTTCGATTCTTAATTGATTCTTCAGGACATAGTAAAGAAGAAATGGGTCGTTTACTTGATGAAACTCGTGATGAATACAATTCTCGAGTAACTGATGGAAGCTTTCCTCAAGGAAGAAGGAGTCGTTCAAGCGACATTCCCTTTCGATTTGACCACCCTAGCTCGTACAAAGATGGTCGCCTTGATGCTTACCTGCACACCAACATAGATAAGGTAGGTGAAAGTGAGTTTATAGGTGAAGCTATTAAAACCCTTTACAAGGGTATTCTTAGTATGAGAAAATTTAATAACATTGAATTGCCTTTTAACCCTATCGATCGCCATGAATTCCACTCTGAACGACTAGCAGACCGCGTATCTGAACATATTAACTCTCATGTTCGAGTAGATATTCATGCTGGTTCTGTCAAAGATGGTGTCAAAGTAGAAACAGTAGAAAAAGAGAACTGGTCAGGTCGTAAGTACAAAGAAACTACAAGTAGCTTTCCTATTCCTATTACGTGGAAGAAGTGTGTTTACGACAAAAAATTACATCTTACTGACATTTCAGGTAAAACCGTAATGACACTTGAGGCGACCCCTCTTCCTGACGAGGAACAAAAATGGCTTGAGGAAGATATCCGAATCTACAAAGCAAAAGTAGCTAAGGTATCATACAAACAAGAAAGCCGCCCAGGTTACTGGGGACAAGGCAATGGCGACTATGAAATCCTTGATCGCTACATTGCTCAGTATACCGGTACAGCAGATAAGGGTCGCAGTAGCTCAACAGATACAGGTCTTAGCTATGAGCTTTGCACCTCTACTACTGCTAACCGTGCTGCTTCTGTTCTAAAAGGTCGTATCGAAAAGGTACTTTGTAACGACATTTGGGACGACTAATATCTACATTAACCCCGAAGGAGATACTATGAACACTAAAAGAGATCACCAATTTCAAGACTTCTACATGACCGTAGCATACGAAGCTGCAAAGCTTTCTCGTGCTACTAAACGCCATGTGGGAGCAATCGTAGTCAGGGATGGCAACATCCTTGCTTACGGTTACAATGGCACTCCTCATGGTATTCGTAATGACTGTGAGAAATCCGGTGCTAACGGCTCTCTTATTACCCGCGACGAAGTAGTCCACGGTGAAATGAATGCCATTTTAAAAGCAGGTGATTGTAGAGGCGCTGATATGTACACTACATACAGCCCTTGCATTCATTGTGCCAAACACATTATTCAGGCAGGAATTAGAACTGTCTATTATCACGAGATCCAAAAGAAGTATCAAGAAGATGCTCTGGCTCTCTTATCAGAAGCAGGCGTAACAGCCTATCACATGGATGATTACAATGATTAAAATCTTATCACTTATTGCAGTTGGTGTATCTATTGCTTCGTTCCTTGAACCTAGTACATTAGAAAGCATTAACCAAATTATCTGGAACACTGCTCTTACTGCTTGCGACATTAGTCGAGCAGCATTAGAAGCCCTTATGGGTCTATTTACAGGAGAAGCAGATGTCAGCTAGAAAAGATTATCAACCCTCTTTACTTGCTTTAGAAAAAGCTATTTCAAATTTTGATGAAGTAGCTGTAAAGCAAGACGACGCCTTTGCTCGTCAGCAATATCTTGATCTTGTTCAAGTTGTTCACACAATCAAAACTTACATTGTAGAGAATGAAGCCAAAGCTATTGAAGGCTTCGACCCTAACGATATTGGTTGTTAACAATGAGTAGGAATGTTTATAAATCCCTACAACAAAAAGCAAACAAGAAAACAGATGAAGATTTAGCAGCAGCGGGTGCCGAGTTTCTTATATGCAAGTTCGGTGCTCGCTATGCTAAGACCAACACAGCTATCTGGATGTGGCATTCATTGTCACAAAACTGGAGCGTGCTATACGGTCACAAGTATAATCACATAGACGAAAAATGGAAATCACTAAGGGAGAATTTAGGTGAACCTAAAAGCAAAACACGTAAAAAGAGCAAATCGAAGGCGTCAAGCAAATCACAAGAGTACACCATCGAAATCGAAGGAACTAAGTACCGAAGTCAAGCTGATGCTTGCAAACAACTTGGATTAGGTCCAGGTAAAGTCTCAAATCGTATCAAGTCTGATAGCTTTCCAAATTGGAAAAAACTATGAAAAGACTAGCTATGGTTATTGCCCTTTCTACCTCTCTCGCTGGCTGTGGTACCTCCCTTACCTACAGCAATGGAGATGTTAACTGGAAAGCAGTAGCAATAACAGGTACTACTATTTTTGTTGGAATCTTGCTTTGTAATAAATATTGTGAAGTAGGACATGACGTAGAAATTTCTGGAGGTGAGTTAGAGGTACAGGTAGACGCTACATGGTCTGAAGAAGACTCTCAACGTTTTCGTGATGATGTAGACTACCTTGCTACTCACCAACAGGATTTTACCCTCCCAACACTTGAAGACTTAACAACAAAAGTTACATTACCGTAACAACAACATTATTAGAGGAAAATATAATGGCTAAACTAACAGGTGCTCGTATGAGCAAAAACTATCGCTTTACAGTGAAAACACTAAACGATCGTCGCTATCGTGAACTAGTGCGTCTAGTACGTGCTCGTAACGAGCGCAATGACGACTACAAGCTACGAGTTAACAATGTTAAACGTATTAATGGTGAACGCGACGTATACGTACACTACCGCTAATGCAGACAGTACTTATTGATGGTGATACCTTATACTATCGTGCCGAATACGGTACCCACGGTATTGAGGAAGCCAAAAGACGCCTAGACCAACTAGTAGAACGTGTAATCGAAACGTGTTTTGCAGATGAAGTTAAAATCGCAGTTAAGGGTTCTGGAAACTTTCGTAATGAAGTTTATGCAGAATATAAAGCTAATCGCAAACGGGATGACCGTAAAAAAGCTCGCCTTAAGGCACTTCATCAGCACATGTGTGACGCACACGACGCTATTCGATCAGACGGCATGGAAGCCGACGACCTACTACGTATCTGGGCACATGAAGCAAATTACGAAGATGTAATTATTGCTTCTATTGATAAAGATCTCTGGTGTATTGCCGGAACTCACTACTTAATTCATAGAGACGAATTCAAACATGTCGATGAGAACGAAGCTGACCTACACTACTGGCAGCAGATTCTTAAAGGCGACCCTGTCGATAATATCCCAGGCTTACCTGGTATCGGCGATAAGCGAGCAGCTAATATTTTACAAGATGTCCCTATGGGTCAACGTAAACTAGCAGCAGTCAATGCTTACAAAGAAGTTTTCCAGGACGATTGGCACGAAAAGCTAATGGAAACCGGACAACTTATTCATATCCTAAGGAAACCTGATGACTTCTTCAGCATCAACAAAGAAGCCTTCTCCTCAAACTCTGTGGAATCGCCAGAATGCGAAACTACGAGCACGGAAGATGGGTCAGTGGAAGTGTAACTTTACGCTAAACCCTGAGACTCACTACGGCTTTATTTATTTGATTAAAGACCTAGACTCAGGCGAGATGTATTTAGGTAAGAAACAGTATCGTAATCACGGTGCTAAAAAGAAAGTAATTCGTAACCAACAATCAGATTGGAAACAGTATTGCTCTTCTTCTACTTACCTAAAAGACCGTATTAAGGATAGACAACGTAAGAACTTTGAATTCATTATTCTCGAAGAATATGAACACTTGTGTGACTGGAGTTATGCTGAAACTTGGAGCTTAATGTTCGTTGAAGTACCATCTAACAATGCTAAATGGCTTAACCGCCGCATTGATGGTGTTCAATGGAAAGCCAAAGTAGGCATTACTAAACGTCACAAAAAGAATTTAAAAGCTAACCTTCCAAGTACATTTTGGAAACAACTATTAGAGGTATTTATAAAATGAGAATCATTGCAATAACTGCATATGTACTGGCAATAGGCGTCCTAGGCTACCAAGTAGCTGTTATGGAATCCTTAGTCACTAGTGCTGATGCCCTTGTCGTAGCAACCCTATTCCTCCTTATTGCACAGCTCTTTACAGGAATAGCTAACGCTTTTCAACTACAACGTCAAGCTAAACTAGATGACGCTCGTGTTCGATTGCATGCTTTACAAGACGATATGCAAAAGTATGCTGCTCAAACTATGCAAAAAGAAAAAGACGAAACTGATAAGAAGGACATTAATTAATGAGCGAAGATTCACGCTTTATTAAAAACGTTCCTTGTATTAAATGTGGCAGTAGTGATGCCGGTGCTCTGTATTCAGATAACCGTATTCACTGCTTTAGCTGCAAAGAAACCTATAAGGAAGATGATATGGAAGATAGCGTGATGGACTTAGCAAGCCTAGATATAAAGAGTAGTGCAGTAAACCTCAGTGAATATGAGGATTATCCTGTACGAGGCTTTAAAGAGCGACTTATTACAAAACCTATTTGTGAGTTCTTTGAAGTAAAATCAGAAGTATCTAGTGCTGATGGTAAAACAGTTACCGCTCACCTTTATCCTTATCATGATGGAAAAACACTTTCTGGCTATAAGCGACGTGAACTACCTAAGAACTTCCGTGTAATCGGTAAGCAAGTAGGTCTCTTCGGGCAGAAACAATTTAGTACTGGCAAGCGACTTGTTATTACAGAAGGCGAAATCGATTGCCTAACTGTAGCACAAGCCTTCCAAGACCACTATAGGAAGATCTATCCTGTAGTATCAATACCTACCGGTGCTGCTTCTTCTGATAAGCATGTACTGGCTAACCGTGACTGGATTCGTCAATTTGATGAAGTAGTGCTAATGGTCGATCAAGATGAGGTCGGTCAACTGGGTGCAGAGAAACTTGCAAAGATTATCGGTCAAGACAAAGTAAAGATCTCAAGCTATCCAGAAAAAGACCCTAACGAACTCTATGTTAAACAGGGTGCTAAGGCTGTTATGGATGCTATCTGGAACGCTTCCAGTTGGAGTCCTGCCGGTCTTATCGCTTCATCAGAGACCTGGGATGCGTATAAAGCTGAGATTGATGCTGAATACGTTCCATGGCCTCCGTTTGCAACAGAGCTTAATAAGATGTCGTACGGTCGTCGTCTCGGTGCTATCACTATGATTACTTCAGGCACAGGTATGGGTAAGTCTTCTTTCTTGAAGGAAGATCAATACCACCTACTGAATACTACTGAACACAAAATCGGCGTATGTTCTCTTGAAGAGAGCTTGTCTGAGGCTGTTGGAGGTATTATGGCTCTTCACGCTAACAAGCGTATTGGTCTGCCTGATGTAGAGTTAGATGAAGGAGAAGAACGTAGGTTGTGGGAAGAGACTATGGGCGATGATCGCTTCATGTTCTTGGATCACCAAGGTTCTGTATCAGATAACTCTCTTACTGATAAAATTGAATACATGGCTCTCGCTGGATGTAAGTACATCTATCTTGATCACATCACTATTGCTGTTTCAGAAGTAGAGGGAGATAACATCAACCAAGCTACTGATAAGCTAATGAGTGATCTGCTTAAGATTTGTAAGCGCCATAACATTTGGCTTGGTGTAGTCTCTCACTTGCGTAAGACTAACAACAACCAGAAGTCTTTTGAAGAAGGCGCTGTTCCTTCTGATGATGACCTTAAAGGCTCAGGTTCTTTGAAACAAATTGCTATGCAGATTATTGCTATCTCACGTAGTAAGATTGAAGAAGACCCTACTAAGCGTAATACAAGTTCTCTATGGATTCTTAAAGACCGTTTTACAGGTCGTACAGGTCCTGCAGGCAAGTACCGCTTTGTTGAGGCTACAGGTCGTCTACAAATCCTTGATACAGAAGACTTCAGTGAAGACTTAATCTCGTTATAATGAGAACCTATTTCTTCTTTGATCTTCCCTTTAATCAAAAGGATAATTTCAAAACAATGGCTGGTAAAGGTTCCTATATATGGCTTAAAAGAGGTGTATGGTGTGTGAAGGTTGATTCTGATAACATTTCACGACTATGCGCTGCTTTTAGCCATGCCTTAATAGATATGGACAAGTATCAGCTGGATGCAATTGACTACGAAACTTCTCTCGAGTATGCTAACTTCTATCTAGACAATAAAGAAGCTTTAAAGAAACAAGAAAAGCAAGCCCAGATAGATCAAGCAAAAATAAGAATTAAGGCTCTACCTAACAACAATGAAGGACTTAAAGTCAGATGGCGAATACTATACCCTCGACATAGTTTTGAACCTATTATCAAAGGTTCTATGGAACCGTATAATGTTGAGTATGTACTGACCTATTCTGTCTTTACTTTGGATAAGATGTTTGAAGAGTTAAGTTGGCTGCATGAAACGAGAGATAAGCGAGAAAAGGCGCAAAAGGAAAAGGATGAATTTGTACTAAAGATAATAGAAGATGAGCTACCCAAGGAAGTTGAAGGCTATGCGGTTACATACCACATGGAGCACTACGACGACTTTAGGGCTGCTGCAGATAGCACTAAAATCTGTTCTATTATCGCTGTTATAGAAGAGCTAGATATTAACTGTAGAACATACATGTTTTATAGTATCGATCGGTTCTACAGTGACTTATTAGAAGGGAATAGCCCAATAGATACCCTCAAGAAACAGATAAAGGTTAATAAGGATTTGCTTAAGTAAAATCTACATTAACCCCTGTTGTATATAACCTCCTCTAAGCAACTGTGGGGCAGCGCTCCGCTTTTAACTCCTTTCGGCGTAGAGCGCTTTATTTAGACCCGGACATGTCTTAAAACTGTCCTTTTTAACGAAAAGAGTATATTATGAGAAATAAAAACGGAACCATATCTCCGGATGTAGCATCGGCAAATTCGTGGAATAGCCACTTAAAACCCAATACTGCTACTGCTTTAACTTTTAAAACTAAAACAGAACTCTATGAGTGGATGGATATGCACCCGCTGTGGACTGATGCTAACAAAGATCAGTTATACACCATCTGGAGAACCCTTAAATTATAACGAGACAATTATGACCGATAAAATTGATAGATACTGTGGCATTGAAATCGACCTAAGCCGTGATGATCTTTTAGAAGATTATTCTGTAAAAATGCTTACTGATTTCTATGCTATGGACGGAGAAACTTCTCCACAACAAATCTTTGCACGTGCTTGCGTTGCCTGGAGCACTTTCAAAGGTGAAACAGACTACGACATGGCAAAGCGACTATACTTCCACGTATCCCACAAACACTTCCTCTTTGCTTCACCGGTGCTATCTAATGCACCTCGTAAGGAAGAGAAGGCTCGTGGTATGCCTATTAGCTGTTTCTTAGGTTATGTGCCTGATACAGCTG